AAGCGATTGAACACGTTATTGCAATTGAGTCGTTGAAGGCATAATGGCTAAAGAGAAACTATCAGCAGACGAAAAGTTTGAGAAGGTTGAGTTTGACCTTTTCGATGCAATCGCGGCTATTGACCGCAAAGACTATTCGTATTATGATAGGTTGACTCCTGAACAGCAAAAGAAGTTTGTGCCATTCATGATGATACATTGGATTAGTGCAGTTAAAGGTAGTAAGGATATTCAATCTTATTATCTGCAAAGCACTGAATATCATGCTAACAAGTATATGTTCAACGAGAATGTACAGAAGCATCCTAAGCTACAATGGTTGATGTTGTGTGCTGCAAGCCCGGGTATTGGCAAACAGTTTCATCAATGGATTCCGCATATCCGTGACCGTGTTAGTAAGTTGAAAGAGGCTCCTAAGACCAAGGAGATTAAAGACTACTTTAAAAAGGTAAATCCTAAATCAAGTGACAGTGACTTAAACATCATATCCGAAGTTTTTGTTGACAATCACAAGAAAAAGATGTATATTGCTAATAGATTCCCCGAATTAAAATTTGATGAGATTGAGTTATTAAGTGAGCTTGTTACAGATAAAGAAATCGAAGAATACGAAAGAAAGCTCGGTAACTAAAACCGAGTTTTCTTGTGAGTTTTGCAAGCGGAGTTTCCAACGAGAGACTACGATGATGAAACACCTTTGTGAAAACAAGCGCAGATGGCAAGACAAAGACCAGCCAGGTAATCGTATTGGATTTCAAGCTTGGGTAGAATTCTACAAAAAGAATACTGCATCTAAAAAACCTAGAACATATGTAGACTTCACGAAAAGTGCATACTACATTGCCTTTGTCAAGTTCGGTCACTATTGCGTTGATATCAAGTGTATCAATGTAGTTAGGTATGCTGACTGGCTGTTGAAGAATCAGATAAAGATTGATAGTTGGTGCAGCGATACTAACTATACTAAATTTCTTATTGAGTACTTAAAGACAGAAGACCCGCTGGATGCTATCGCTCGTAGTATCGAAGCTACGATGACTATCTCTAAGGATTCAGGTATCGAAACCAAAGATTGTCTACGATATGCTAATAAAAACAAATTAGCGTATGCTGTAACTACTGGCAAGATTAGTCCATGGATGCTTTATCAGAGCGAGAGCGGTGTCAAGTTTCTAGAAGAACTTGATGAAAGCCAGCAAAAGATGATTATCGACTACATCAATCCAGAACAATGGGCTATCAAGTTTAGACGTAACAACGAAATGGTGACACAGGTCAAGGAACTGTTGAATGCCGCAGGCTATTGATACTTACAAAGTAGTTCGTCGCGGTCAGAAATACTGCGTGAGAGTTCGTGGGGTACTTAACACTACTGATTCATTTAACTGGTGTAAAGAACGTAACATGAGTTACTATATCAAACGGCGGTTTAATGTAGGATATACTTGGGATAGCGAAGGACTCTATAGAAGCCGCTGGGACTATGACTTTATTTTTGATGAGAAGAAAGAAGCACTGACTTTTATCCTAGGGTATCTATGAACAAGTTTTTTCACATGGATGCTAAACTATTTGATACATGGACTGATCAACTGATTGATAAGTCCTACGATTACCGGCAGATTGGTATTTCAAATGAACACTGTAATCAGATATCCGAACCGGAATACGGTCTACGATTGGTTAACTGGCCCGATAAAGCATTTGAAGTTGTAGATGAACATAAGTACACTGTCTTCCTACTGAGATACCGATGAGATTTAGTGTCTCTCCGCAGCATATGAAGCCATTCGTCATTGTTGTTGACTATAAGTTTTATGTTGAAAATGAGCAAGAGATTAAAGAATGGGCCAATCAGTGTACTCCGGGATGGGCACTGACTGGCATGGTATTAGAGTTTAAGAACGAACAAGATAGGCTAGCATTTTTACTACGGTGGAATTGATGTATACTCTGTGCATAAACGACAAGAAAAACCAGACTCAAGATTGGTGGTTTAACTTTTTGTTTAGCCTCAATGACATTGATGTGAAAACAGGATTAAAAAAGTGGGGAGGGAGAGTTGAGTATGATAGAAGCGGATACAGCGATACTCTTATATTTGACAGAGAAGAAGATTTAGCATGGTTTCTATTAAAATGGACATGATTAAGGAACGCTATAATGAATATATGTGATATTGCATTGGTTATAAAAAACCATCTAAATGATGATGAATGCCAGCAACTAATAACAGAATACGAACGTAAAAAATTTACTGCTAGGCAAGAACAGTCGCTTCATGCGTATGAGGAAAACACTAAGGTAAGTACCTTTAAAAGGATAACTATAAAAGAGACTAGTCAACATTATGATTTGATAAAAAACAAGACAGAAAATGCATTGAAACTTTGGCTAGACTACTTGCAGAGTAAAAATATGTTTAGTGTTGCTTTGCTGCGTAATAATTTGCAATATACGACTCATGATTTCAGAATATTAAAATATGATGTTGGTAACTTTATACATCCGCACACAGATTGGGATCACTTCACCCATGCTAGTGTTTCATTAAATCTAAACGATGAATACACTGGTGGTGACTTTGTTTTTATGAATGGGGAACGTATAATATCTCTAGAAAAGGGAGACGCATTAGTATTTCCAGCTAACTTTTATTGGGTTCACGAAACGAAACCTATTCTAACCGGCACCAGATACACTGTAAATTCATTTATATCAACCGTTCATTCATCCTCACAAAAAAAATTATTTGGAGAAATACACGAAGCCCAACAAGAGCATGAGAGAATATTTAAACTGTAGGGCATGATGTGCAGGAACATGAAAAATGGACATGATTAAACAACTCAAAGAACGCTGGAAGGGCTACAAAGAGAAACGCTTCCTAAAAAACTATGGGTGTAAGACTTGGCGCGAGTATGAACGCAAATATGATCCTGATGTTGGGTTTAGAGCAAGATGGGCCCATACCTATTATCATGGCTATCCTCATATACTTCCGATGGATCCTCAGAAATTCAGTGACTGGGCGCTCGGCGGCACAATATTTCAACTAGTTGACAAAATGACGGAATGGTGTGAACAGAATTGTCAAGGTAAGTGGCGTAACGATTGGCATCGCGGCTTTTGGGATGCTCACGGAAATTACGAGGTCTACGAAATCAATGGTATAAGCGGTGGTGACACTATGTTTTTTGCATTCAAAGAAGAATCAGATTATGTTTGGTTTATGCTCACCTGGCAATGAATTACTACGATGAAAAGAATGGATGGGAACACACTAAGCCAGGTTGGTACGAAGTAGTGATTCCGGTGTATCAAATTCAAGAGGCACAGCATAAACACACTGAAATGTTAACCTGGATATACGATAACATAGGGAAATGTGAACATCATTGTAGATGGCAGTTCGATTTAGGTAGCTTAAAATTTAAGTTTAGATATGAGAGAGATTATGTATGGTTCAAACTAACATGGGGTTAAGACCCGCAGCAGAAGAAATTATTGATGTAGTCCCGCAGACTCAGAAGATCAAGAAGAAGATTGCAGTGGATGGAGTCTGGGAAGATAGAACTTTCATTCGCATCCCTATCGGTTCTGAACGTATGGGTCCAAGTGAATTAGAAGTTTGGTGTCGCAAAAGATTAGGTGGTCCCAAATATTTAAGTGAGTGGTTCAAGGTATCGGGATATATAGTGCTTGACGAAAAAACATACATGTTTTGGAAGTTATGTGAATGAATACTGAGGGATTAGAACTTAAGTTTACTAAGCTAGATGGTAGGCATCGTGGGCACAATGAGTTTACTCATTATGTTAGTGTATTAGAAAAACCCACTAGCAAGTATTACCAACCAATTAAATATTCTGTTGCGGGGTTTTTTGCATTAAGATCACTGTGTTCAGAAACATGGGGACTTTCATGTGAACGAGAACTATATCTACAGTTAAAACCTAAAGTCGCTAATAGTGTGTCAGATGTGCCTCTCAATAATCATTGGGTATGGCATACCGATCTAAATAACAATCAGTATAGAATATATCTAAAAAGTGATGAAGAAAGAGCTTGGTTGTTATTAAAATGGTAAATGAATTAACTGATGGCGAAGGTTATCTATTCTTTGAGAATATTATTCCTATAGACTTGATTGACACGTTCAATGATAAATTAGATACCCTATATCCCGTCAGAGCAGTTAGTACTGATAGACAATATGCAGAACGAGATAAGATAAAAGAGCTACCGAATATAAACGTTTGGTGGAGTCAAATGGTTATGGATTGGCCAGAGGTACAAGCTATTAACGAAATTCTTATCTCCAAAATTAAGCTAGAACTTGCTGATGCTGTGTTCTATGCTAGTGATGTTGTAACTATCAACGGTGACAGTAAATGGATAAATCCACATGTTGATACTCCTCATAGATTTAAACAATGGAATGAAGATGAAAGGTTATTAGGAGTACAGTGTATCGTTGCCTTACAAGACACTACTCCTGAGCAAGGTTCAACTGGATTTGTTCCTAGAAGTCACATACAAGACTGGGATATTGATATGTGCTACAGTGGTGCATATAACAAATATTTCTACAGTTTGTCCGAGCAGAGGCACATGATTAAGGGTAGCGTATTGATGTATAACGCTAGGCTACTGCATTCTAGTATGCCAAATTATTTACCCGAACCACGACCTGCGCTCTTGCTTAATTACCTAAACGGTGCTATAGTAGAAGATGTAAAGAAGATAGACAATATTTGGAGTTCTAATGGCTAATCATATTATGATCGATATGGAAACACTCAGTACCGACGTTTCCACAGTAATACTTACAATTGGTGCTGTGCGTTTTGACCCAAGGGGTGTCGGCGTAATGGAGAAGCTTGAGCTTCGCCCAACTATGGATGAGCAAACTGAGGTATTTAATCGCACTATCAGTGACGATACCCTTCGTTGGTGGGGAGAGCAAAGTCCCGAAGCAATTGAAGAAGCTATGGGCGACCGTGACCGCATTTCTTATAAGGAATGTATGGAAAAGCTTTATCAGTTCTGCTGGAATCGTGCTGACAAAGTTTGGTCTAACGGTTCTGGCTTTGATATCGTGATTGCAGAAAGCGCATTCCGTGATCTTGGCATGAAGTATCCATGGCAGTTTTGGAATGTGCGTGATTGTCGGACTATCTATGACCTTGCAGGCGTGTCGCTGAAAGACGGCGGACATGTCACAACTCACAAAGCAGTAGAAGATGCAGAGCGTCAGGCTATCATTGTGCAGAAAGCTTATCAGAAGCTTATTCAAGCGGGCATGACTCACATTCGATGAGAATTGACTCCGACATTGACATTGATTTGGGTGACCGCGAAAAACTACTAGCGGTCATCAAGCATATTCCTGCGTCAATGCGCAATGTTGATCCTGTGCGGAAACATCCTACGGGAGTCTATATTACTGAAATTCCATATGATCCGGTACATGATATGGCTGCATTGCATTATGTGGATGCAGAAAAAAGAGGATACTTTAAGCTCGATTTGCTTAACGTACATGTTTACAATCAAGTACAGAGTGAGGAACATCTTATTGAATTGATGAACGAGCCTGATTGGACTGTACTGAAAGAACGGGCTACGGTAGAAAAATTGATTCACTTGGGCAATTCTTATGATCTTATTCAGAGAATGCCTGAACCCATTGATAGTATTCCTAGACTAGCGATGTTTCTTGCTGCAATCCGCCCTGCAAAGAGACATCTTATCGGTAAAACTTGGAAAGATGTAAACGAAACTGTTTGGGATAAAGATAATACTGGATACAGTTTTAAACGTAGTCACGCAGTTGCATACGCTCAACTAGTGGTAGTGCATATGAATTTACTGAAAGAATAATATGAGTAATGAACCAGTCATTGTTGATAATTTTTTACATATAATCAATCAAAGAAAAATAGTTAATCTTTTTGAATCTTCAGAAATTCATTGGACTTTAGCCATGTTTCCTAGTTATGGAAATAGATTGGCTCATCTTGCTTTTGATAAATCAGACAATCAAGTATGGGAAGATAGTCCAACTTTACGGCATCTCTTGTATATAAAAGATAAAGAAACCGCTATTTCAGAACAAGAAAAATATGTAATAAATTTATTTCAGCAGGGAATAGAAAAACAAATAAATTCTAAAATAGAAATTATTAGATGTATGGCTATTGCGGTTATCCCCAATCCTAATTTTACTGCGCAATGCATGATGCCACATACAGATTGGATTATTCCACATGAAACTTGTATCTACTACTTAAATTCCACTGACGGAGATACGGTGTTGTTTGACCAAACATATGATGCTTCGTTATCTGAAAATGATAACGATAATAAGAAGAAAAAAGTGCTTACTAAAATTAGTCCAGCACAAGGAAAAGCAGTTTTGTTTGATGGGCTACAATATCATGCTTCAAATCCTAGTAAAACTGATTTGAGATTTGTTTTAAACATCAATTATGTAAGGGTATAAAATGATTAAGAATTCTATTACTGAAATTAAAGATTGGCCTACAGTAGGTGTAAACTTCAAAGACCTTAGCACTGTGCTGGTTAAGCCAGGTGATTTCCGCTGGGCACTGGATCGTCTTAAGATGTTTATGTTGATTAATGACGTAACTTGTATTGCTTCTCCAGATGCTCGTGGCTTCATTTGGGGCGCGCCGGTTGCTGCTGAACTTGAATTGCCCTTTCATATGATTCGCAAACCAGGCAAGTTGCCACCACCCGTCATCGGTCAAGACTATGATTATGAATATGCTAGTGGAACACTAGAAATTAAAGGTAATACCGACATTGGTGAAGGTACTAAGGTTGGTATAATCGATGACGTTAATGCTACCGGCGGGACAGCATTAGCAACTATTCAACTACTAAGCAGAATTGGCGTAAAACCGGAGGATATTTTTTATGCAAGCGTTATTGACCTCACGTATCTCAACGGGAGCAACAAGATTCGTGAAACAGGTGCAACAGTTTTATCACTTGTATCATATGAATCTGATTAAATGGTTAGGTACAACAGGCGTAATTGTAGCAAC